TCCGTTCCGCTTTATTCTTGGAAAGCTGGGAACTGGCAACTGATTTACTGAAAGCGGGTGCGGAAGCACACGCAGGAGCGCAGGACGAATGAGCGCAGATAATTTCCCATACGTCGAGGGACAGCCAGCGGAAATCTATTTTGACGGCAAATGGCACCGGGGCAAGATAATTGCCGGGTACAGATTTAGGGACGGAATAGTGACCGTACAGACGGAAGATGGGCAGAAAATCTGGTGCGGTGAGAGCCGCAAAGAGTTATACAGAGCATTGTAAAAATGGCAAGCAAAAAGCCTTTGAAGCTGTGCCGGAAACACAAAATCAAAGGCTTTTCAAAAGTCAATATGTTAATAATTCAATACACGTTTATTATACCATATTGGCGGTTACAAGTCAAACATTTTAGGGCTGAAAAGTCCTTGAAAATAGCGGGTTTTATCCCTGCTAAACGGGCTTGTATGGGGTATTAACATTCCTACGAAATATATAAATTTATATATACGCTGTATGGATAATAAACAGGATTGATGGAGGATAGAACCACCCCACTTCTGGTGTACCCTTATACGCTGAAAAAGGTATCAGACAGAAAAGGAAGTGCAGTGGTGTTTATCAGAGAGAAGAAGACAGACTGTGCCAATTATAGAGAAGTGGACATAATACCACGAACAGAAGCAGCAGAGCAGGCAGCCAGAGGGAAGAGGGGTAAGAAAAGAAAAGTCAATGCCCCAAAGCAAAAAGACCTTAACGACAAGAACGCCAAACGGTATCTGGTGCAGCTGGGAAATGGCAACTTTCACATAGGGGACCTGCACACGTCATGCACCTATGACGCAGAAAACCTGCCGGAAACAGTCGAAGAAGCAGAAAACATTGTGACAAACTACCTGCGGCGCATAGCATACCGCAGAAAGAAACTGGGGCTTGAACCACTCAAATACATACTGGTAACAGAATACAAGTACAGCAAGGACGGGCAGTGCCTAAAGCGTATACATCACCACATCATTATGAATGGCGGGCTTGACCGTGACGACGTGGAACTAATGTGGACAAAAGACCGCATTAACTGGAAAAAGACAAAAGACCCGGAATACAGAGCCAGTATAAAGCAGATGGGCTGGGTGAACGCAGACCGCCTGCAAATGAATGAAAACGGAATAGAGGGACTTTGCAAGTATATTGTCAAGGACCCGCAGGGAAAGAAACGCTATTCCAGCAGCAGAAACCTTGACCGCCCGGAAACAACCAGAGAGGACGGCGGGGAGAAGCAGCAGCGTGACCAGAACCACTGGAAGTACAGCCGAAATCTGAACGCACCGGAAGAAAAGTGCAATGATTTTAAGTACAGCAAAAGGAAAGTGGAACAGCTGGCAAAGTCACCGGACGCAGGGCTGGAAGAGTTCAGAAAGATATATAGCAACTACAACATTGTGTCATGCGAAGCGGTCTTTTATGAACAGACCGGGTGGCATATTTACTTGAAAATGTGGAAAAAAGAGCAAAAAAAGGCAGGACAAGGAGGAAAACGAAGTGAAAACAGGAAGAAAAACAAGGCTGCGCCGGATATTAAGGCGTAAGAGGATAAACAATGCAAAGCACCATTCCGGGTGCTGGTGTATGTCACAGGCGGCGTGGGAATAGTTGGTGAATTTATTTGCCCGGAAGTTCTGGAAATCAAGAACTTTGAAGAAGCAGAGAGAAAAAGCAAGGTTCCTGCACATGATATTCACAATTATGCAGCAGGAAGCAGAAACAAGGTGTATGGCTGGGAAATAACAGCCGTGAAAGAATATCCACGAACAGTGACGCTGGAAGAACTGGGAATGAAGCGTGCGCCGCAGTCGTGGCAGTATATGAGGTAAAAGACATGGACCAGATACAACGTGACAAGATAGCTGCAAAGCTAAAGAAAATTAAAGCCCTTGCAGAACGTGGCGTGGGCGGTGAAAAAGAAACCGCAATGCGAATGTATGAGGACTTAAAAGCCAGATACGAACTGGAAGACGAAGAAATAATGCTGGACGCAGTGACGCTTCACTGGTTCGGATATGCAGACGAACTGGAAGAAAGGGTGCTGCGCTGGATTTTCTACAAGGTGACGGGTGACGCAAGTTACCACATATACACTGGGAAATACAGCCGCAGGAAGAAGCGTGGTTGTGATTGCACGGAGATTGAAGCAGCAGAAATAACACTGCTTTACAATTTCTACAAAGAGGAATTGAAAAGAGAACTGGAAGCGTTTTTGGTGGCGTTTAGGTGGGGCAATGACCTATTCCCGGACGAAACGGCACGTTGCTATAAAGAAGACGACGCAGAAGCGCCGGAGAGGACAGACGAAGAAAAGCGAATGTTGAAAAAGGCTGCGTGGTATTCAAATCTTATGGACAAGAGAAAACCGCCAACAGCACTGCTTGGGGAACCGGAGGAAGAAGACTGATGGAAGATAGACAAAAAATTATTGAAAAGCTGGTAAAAATAAAAGCACTGGCAGAACGTGGCATAGGCGGTGAACAGCAGACAGCGCAGGTGATGTACGCCACGTTGAAAGAAAAATACAAAGTAACAGACGCAGAGATTGAAAAGGCAGCAGCAGTTCCGGTGGATATTTCAGAAATTGACTTGAAGAAATTCTGGGGCATAGCTTTTCAACTGGCAGCAGTCGCAAAGACGTTGCAGGAAGAAACGGACATTTGCACCGCCTGCCCGTACACATACACGGACGAACAATGCACGGGCTGTGGAACATACTGGAATATGCGGGACTTGCGGATTGATTTTGAAGCAATACAGCAAAGATTGATAAAGGCGGCAACGGAGGGATAGGGCATGGCGGCAAGGAAAGCAAAGAAACCAAAGCACCAGAAAAGCGAATACCCAACATTGCCGGGGCAGTTGGGGTATCTTAACAGCTATTATTGCCCGGTATGCGGAAAGCATTTGTTTTCGGCATACGACAAGGACATGAAGAAAGACCGGGAAGACGGCTATTACTTCCATGTGTCAAATGACTTCAACTATTGCAGCAAATGCGGACAGTTGCTTGACCTTAACGAATGGAAGAGAAGAGAAAAACCGCAGGAAGCGGAAGAAGAATTGAAATTTGATGATTGAGAGGTGCGGGCATGGCAGCAGCCAAAAGAAAAACAATTCCAAAGGCTGTACGGCAGCAGGTGTATGACAGCTTGAACGGTCACTGCGGGTATTGCGGTTGCAAAATCACATACAAGGAAATGCAGGTGGACCACATAGAAGCAGTATACCTGCATGAAGAGGAATTGAACGCAGGACAGGCGCAGGAGATAAACAGCATTGAAAATTATATGCCAGCTTGCAGAATGTGTAATTTTTACAAGTCAACCATGAGCATTGAGAGTTTCAGAAAGCAGCTGGAAACATTACCGGAACGGCTGGACAAGATTTTTATATACAGACTGGCGAAAAAGTATGGAATTGTAAAAGAAAAATGCGAGAACGTAAAGTTTTACTTTGAAGAAGCAAAGAACGGAGGTGACGGCGGGTGAATGATTTGTTGTATGTGTGCAGCCCATACCGGGGCGACACAAAGCGCAACAAGGAATATGCACGCAAGCTGACAAGGGCAGCCATAAACAATGGCTTTGTCCCGGTCACGGTGCATTTATACTTGACGGAAGTTACAGACGACCAGAACCCGGAAGAAAGAAGCCGGGGCATGGCAGCGGGAATGAAGATACTTGAAAACTGCAAATACATTCTGATTGGCAACAAATACGGCGTATCAGACGGAATGAAAGCAGAAATGACACTGGCGGCGTTGAAAGGAAAAGTCATGCTGTATGAGCAGGACGGCAAAATATATCTGGTGGACAGCCGGGAAGAAACCACAGGAGGAAAAGACAATGAATGAAGCACAGAGAATGGCAGAGGTTGAGAAGTTCAAGAATTACTTTTCATACATAAGCAGACCGGGAGCAGATAAACTGCTTGCTTGGCTGGAAGAAGCAGGATTTTTCACAGCCCCGGCAAGCACAAAGTATCACGGAGCCTACGCAGGCGGTCTGGTAGAGCATACAAACCATGTATACCGAAGATTGGTTCAGCTGGCAGACACAGAGGACAAAAGACAGGGCAGAACGTACCCGGAATATACAGTGGACACAATCGCAGTTGTAGCGCTTCTACATGATGTTTGCAAGGTTGACGCCTACAAGGTGGAAAAGAAGAACCAGAAGCAGAAAGACGGAAGCTGGAAAGAAGTTGAGGTATACGGATATACAAACAGCCTGCCACTGGGACACGGCGAAAAGTCAATTATCCAGATTATGCGATATATGCAGCTTACGGAAGAAGAAATGCTGGCTATCAGATGGCACATGGGCGCTTTTGATAGCGCAGTAAAGGGCGGCAGCTATGACATGAACAATGTTTTTGCAGGCAGCAGGCTTGCGGCTATGCTTCACATTGCAGACATGATGGCAACGCACCTTGACGAAAGGACAAACGCCAATGAGTAGAGGATATTACAGAAAGCGCAGTGAAGCCACAGAGCAGGAAAGAGTTATAAACTGGGCGAGGTTCTACGCAAAGGACTTCCCGGAATTAGACTTGCTGCACCACATACCAAACGGCGGCAGCAGAAATCAGCTGGAAGCGGCGAACCTTAAAAGACAGGGCGTGAAAGCTGGTGTGCCGGACTTATGCTTGCCAGTAGCCAGAAATGGCAAACACGGGCTGTATGTGGAAATGAAGTGGCAGAACAACAAGACCACAAAGAAGCAGGACTGGTGGCTGGAACAGCTGCGGCAGCAGGGATATGAAACGGCGGTTTGCTGGTCCGCAGAAGAAGCAATGGACACAATAGCAGGTTATCTGGGAGTTATGGAGCAGACGGGAAGAAAGGTGGAATTGTAATGGGCTACATGGACCACACATTGAAAAAGACGGTGCCATATTACAGCACCATGAAGCGTGCCGGAGCATTTAAGCAGCAGGAGCCACGGAAGCGACAGAAAAGAACGACGCTGACAGAATACAGCCAGAACGGACAGAAAGCAGTATTGAAACCGCACGTCACAGTCAATCAAGCCGCAAAGAAGCTGTATGACTATGAACAAACCGGATTGTCACCACATGAGGTTGCAAACCTTGTTGAGCAGGTGCAGAACTTGACAAGGCGTGTGAAGAAATACGAAAGCTGGGAAGAATGAACGGCGTTGACCGCTGCTTGATATGCGGTGAAGTTATCCCGGAGGGTTCGCAGGTCTGCACCGCCTGCCGCAATAAATACGACATTGTGACCGGGGAAACAGAAGAAATGGCACAAGAACTGCGGGACATAGCAGACGTGCTGAAAATCACAGAGGGCACAGACACAAACATTAGAAAGTCAATGGAAAGCATATTGAGGATTGCAGACAGACTGGAAAGGACAAGCAATGGCAAGAAAAGAAGATAAACAGCCACAGTATTTGCCGTTAATCGTAAAAGCAAAGTTACATACTGGCGGCAGGGACTATGAGAAAATCAAAGAGGAATTAAAGGGGCAGGGCTTCACCTGCAAGCAAATGAAAGGCATGGTGCGTGAGGGTAATTACTTTGACGGAATAGTGCTGTATTTGTCAAAGTGGAACTGGGACAACCACGAAAGCTGGCACCTTTACAACTGGGACGACAAGGACGACAAAGAAGTTATGCTGGGAATATATGAAGCCGAACAGTACCACCCACAGGCGCCGTATAGATACAGAGATAATTTTGAGAAGTTCCAGAAAGACTGGACAAGCGGAGAGTATGACCCCGGTATGACATTCACTTTCAAGGACAGTGAAGTTGAAGTGCTGGAAGTCTTGCAAGAAGAGGTAGACAACATAGACCACGAAGCGGTCAAAAGGCAGGTGGCGGCAGCAGAAGACGCCCAGTACCAGAAGAGAAGAAAACAGCGACAGCGACGCAAACAGGCAAGCAAGGGCAGCAGATACCAGCGTAAATACTTTTAGGAGGAATAAAGATGGCGAAAAAGAAGTGGAAGTATTACAGCGGAAAAGAATTACTATACCGCCGACAGCTGGAACAGCAGCAGGCAGAGGAAGAAGAAAAGACAAATAATATCAGAATACGCCAGCTACACCAGATAAACGCAAGCAGCCGGGCTATTGGCTGGGCAAAACAGAAAATGAGGGAGGGAAAGAACAATGATTGCATTTCTGATTGAGGTTGTAAAAGCACTGGTAACATTCTTTGCGGTCTGCGTGGGGCTGGGTATTTTATATCTGGTCTTTGTAGTAGTCAGAGAAGTTGGCTGGGAGGTAAGAAGACAGAATAGAGAGAAACACGAACAGGAGGACAAAGAGGAATGAAAGCAGAATTTTTCAAGGCGGTGTGTCCGTTAGAGATTGGGGACACGGTAGCAATCAAGGTATCAAAGGACGGAGAAACAAAAGAAGCGCTTTATTTGCCACATGGCTGCACGGTGATTACAACGGCAGCAGTTGCACTGCATAAGGTTACAGACATTGCGACGCTTCACTATCTGAAAAAAGGTGAAACACAGTTCTTGTATGAACTGGACGGCTGCGGGAAGTATGAACCATTGACCGTGAAAGTTCCAGTCAGAGAATTTGCAGACGAACTGAAACGCCGTGGCAGATAATAACAAATACTTACGGAAGTATACAAAATATACAAATATACTTCCGTAAGATTGTGCAGAATGTCAATAGATTTTATACTTCCGTAAGTATATAAT